CTAAAGTTATTTTCGAAACCTTAAACGAAGGAATCGTATCAAAAGTAGCTACTTCAGCTAGACCAAAAGGTCAAGCTTCTAAAGTAACTGCTCCAATAACTGAAGCTAAAAAGCCAATCGTTGAAAACGCTGCTTTTGCACGTATGCAACAATTAGCTGGAATTATTAAAAATTAAAATTAATTTAACCCTATTTAAAACTTAAAATCATGAGTTTACAAACTTTATTAGAAAGTGCAAACCCATATCACTCAGTACAGAGCGACGCTGCTCGTTTGGCTGAAAAGTGGGAAAAGACAGGTTTGTTAGAAGGTTTGAATGGTGCTACTAAAAGCAACATGGGAATGATCCTAGAAAACCAAGCTAAACAACTTGTAGTTGAGCAAAGCTCAACAGGTGGTGGTGCTAGCTCTGCGGCTAACTTCACTGCTGGACAGGGTGAACAATGGGCTGGTGTAGCTCTTCCATTAGTACGTAAAGTATTTGGACAAATCGCTGCACAAGACTTTGTTTCTGTTCAACCAATGAACTTACCTTCAGGTCTAGTATTTTATCTAGACTTCCAATATAATGCTGCTGGTGGTGGACAAGCCGCAGGTGGATCATTATATGGTAATGCTTCAGGATTCGCATCCAATGACACTTCAGGTGGTCTTTTCGGTGCTGGTAGATTTGGATATTCAATCAACAATGTAACTAAAGCCGGTGCTGCTGCAACTGTAACTACAGCTTCTTGGTCTGACTTAAACTTTGATACTGATTATTCATCTTCAGCTATTGCTAACGATTATCGTGTAGTTTCTATTGCTGATGGTCAATTAGAAAACTTAGACAGAGAAGGTATTAGAGCTTTCCAACTTAATGTTGATGGTGGTAGTTCAAATGTACAATTAGCTGCTTTTACTCGTAGAAGTGGTTCAGTTGCTTCAGGTGGTGTTGAATTCATCGCTTTAGGATCTGATGTAGATCAAGCTACTTTAGATGTAGAGTACGCTTTACAACCAACTGACCAACATAGAGGTGATTTCGAAGATGGTGCTACTGGATTATCTCCAAAAGCCGGATCAATCTCAATTCCAGAAATTAACGTACAGATGAAATCATCTGCTATTGTAGCTAAAACAAGAAAGCTAAAAGCTGTATGGACTCCTGAGTTCGCACAAGACTTAAATGCTTACCATGCTTTAGATGCTGAGGCAGAATTGACTTCTATCTTAAGTGAGTACATTTCATTAGAAATTGACTTAGAAATCTTAGATATGTTAATGGAAAATGCTTCTGCTGGTACTGAAGTATGGTCTGCTGTAAATAACAAATCTATTGTAGATGATGGTGCTGATGGTACAATCAATTCACAATTAGGATTCTATAATAGCCAAGGACAGTGGTTCCAAACTTTAGGAACTAAAGTACAAAAACTAAGTAACATCATTCACCAGAAAACTCTACGTGGTGGTGCTAACTTTATGGTATTATCTCCAAAAGTTTCTACAATTATCGAATCAATTCCAGGATTTGGAGCTGATGTAGATGGTGATGTAGAAAAACAAAACTATGCATTCGGTGTACAAAAGATCGGTGCTTTAGGTGGTGGTAAGATCAAAGTTTACAAAAACCCTTACATGACTGAAAACCAAATCTTATTAGGATTTAGAGGAACTCAGTTCTTAGAAAGTGGTGCTGTATTTGCTCCTTATATTCCATTAATCATGACTCCATTAGTATACGATCCAGATTCATTTACTCCACGTAAAGGTCTCTTGACTAGATATGCTAAGAAAATGGTACGTCCTGAATTCTACGGATTAATCAAAGTAGAAGGTTTAAATTCTATTTAATAGATATTTAAATATTTCTTAATAAATTAACCCGGCCTTGTGCCGGGTTTTTTTATTCTTTTCATATTTATAACCAACAATGCGTTATGGGTACTATACTTATCTCATTATCTACTTATATTGAAATTTACCCGTTTCTTAACGTAATTACACTGTTTGCTTTAATTATTTGTATAACCCCTAAATTAATAAGTCTATGGCGTCTAAACCGCACACAGACGAAGTTTATCGTCCAAAGAGGATTCCAAAAAATCCAATTAAGTTCAAACTACAACTTAATGAAGAACAAAAAGAAGCGAAAGCAGTTATACTTGAAAATACAATCACCTTATTAGCTGGTGGAGCTGGGAGTGGAAAAACACTTTTAGCATGTAATGTTGCATTAGATGGTCTTTTAAGAAGACAATATGATAAAATAATCATTACACGTCCTACAGTATCAAAAGAAGAGATAGGATTTTTACCTGGAGATTTAAGAGAAAAAATGGATCCATGGGTTCAACCTATTTATCAAAATTTCTTTGCTTTATATGATAAAGCTAAAATTGAAAAACTTATAGATGATGGCAAAATAGAAATTGTACCAGTATCATTTATGCGAGGTAGAACATTTTTAGAATCAATGATTATTGTTGATGAAGCACAAAACGTAACTCATGAACAAATGGAAATGATTACATCTCGTATTGGTTTAAGAAGTAAAATGATGATATGTGGTGATCAACATCAAACAGATTTAAAGAAAAAATCTGAATCTGGTTTTAAATTTTTATACACAGCAGCCAGAAAAGTTAAAAATTTAGAAGCAATTACATTACATAGTAACCATAGAGACTCTATTGTAGAAGATCTAATTCAATATTACCAAGAGGCAATTGAAAGAGGTATATCAATAACTACATCAGGTTCCTATATTTATAATAATAAAAACTAAGTTAATATTTATAACAAAAATATATTATGAATGTACCAATTTATGATGGTAATCCTATGTTCATATCAGGTGATCATCATACTCCTTTTGGATTTTATGATGACGATACAGAGTTTACAGGGGACGCAATTAAAGTAACTAAATTTTGTGCTGCAAGATTAGGTTATCCTTTAGTAGACATAGAACTACAATCGGGATCATTTTTTGCAGCCTTTGAAGAAGCTGTAACTACATATGGTAATGAATTATATGCTTATAAAATTAGAGATAATCAATTATCTTTAGAAGGTACTATTACAGGCAGTAATATAAATAATGCAATAATAACACCAACTTTTGAACCTATTGTTAGAATGACTAAACAGTATGGAACTGAAGCAGGTACTGGAGGAAATATAGATTACTATTCAGGATCAATTGCCCTAACATCATCATTACAAGATTATGATTTACAAGCTTGGGCAACTGCTAATAATATTACTAGTAGTATTGAAATAAAAAGAGTATTTTATGAACCAAGTCCTGCAATTACAAGGTACTATGATCCTTATGTTGGAAGTGGGTTTGGATCTAAAAATATGTTTGATAGTTTTGGGTTTGGTAGTATGAGCCCTGCTATTAATTTTTTAATGATGCCCATAAACTTTGATCTCCAAGTAATTCAGGCAATTGAATTAAAAGATCAAGTTCGTAGATCACAATATAGTTTTGAAATAAAAAATAACAAAATTAGATTATTTCCTATCCCTGGTAGTGGTAGTGCTCGTTTAAATTTTGAATATATAATAACAGAAGAAAGACGAAATTCAGCGTATGCTTCTACAAATAATGATCAAGTAGCTAATGTGTCTATGACACCTTATCAAAACCCATCATATTCTGGAATAAATTCAGTGGGTAGACAATGGATTTTTGAATATACTTTGGCAATATCAAAGGAAATGTTAGGATATGTAAGAGGAAAATATAGCAATATCCCAATTCCTAACGCAGAAGTAACATTAAACCAATCAGATTTAATTACAGCAGCTACAGCAGAAAAAACAGCTTTAATTGAAAGGTTAAGAACTTATTTTGATGAAACATCAAGAAAATCATTACTAGAAAGAAGAGCACAAGAAACAGAATTTAAACAAGCGGAATTAAAACAAGTTCCGTATACAATTTACATAGGATAATATGGCAATGTTTGGTCGTTCACGTGATGTGAGTTTAATTAGGGGATTAAATAGGGAGTTGATACATGATATTATTACCCAACAAGCTGCTATTTATAAATTTAAACTAGAAGAAACTGGAGTAAACATTTATGGTGAAGCAGCTGGAGAAAAATATTATGATGGTCCTTTTTTATTTAATTGTTTAATTAATAGAGAAAACCCATCCTATGAAGATGTAGATGAAGGTATTGGATTTGGACAAGGAATTTCATTTGCATTTTTTAGGGAGGATTTAGTAGATGCTAATGTATTAGTTGAAGTAGGAGATATAATCCTTTACCAAAAGAATTATTATGGAGTAGATTCAACAATATCAAATGAGTATTTTGTTGGTAAAAACCCATCATACCCTAACAATAATTCAGATGGTACCCCAAATCCATTAAACCCGGGATTAGAAGATTTTGGTGCCAATTTATCTATAATAGTAAATACTCATAAAATACCAAATGATAAAGTAGCAATTTCACCTTATAAAGAAAGATTTTAATGCCTAACTTTAAACCATATCCAAAAACACAACAAGAAATTAGTAAAGGATTGCAAACTGCATTTGATACTAAAAGGGGAAACCCTAATAAAACAGTTAACCCTAATAAATCTCAAACTAAAATTGAATTTAATAGATCAACTAAAATAAGTCAAAAGGGGGCTAAAGATAAATCATTTTCTGTTGGGTTAAAAGATATTGACGAAGCTGTATTTTATTATTTTAATGAAGTAATTCAACCTTTTGTATATCAAAACGGAAATAGAAGAACAGTTCCTATAATTTATGGTAACCCCGAAAGATGGAAATCATATCAAAGAGATGGGTACTACAGAGATAAAGGAGGATCAGTAATGTTACCTATTATAGTAATTAAAAGAGATAATATTACTAAAGATAGAAGCACATATAATAAATTAGATGCCAATACCCCTAATTTATATGGTACTTTTGAAAAAGGATTTAATTCAAAAAATACATATAATAATTTTAATTTATTAAATAATAGAACTCCAACTAAACAATTTAATACTATAGTAGTTCCTGATTATTTAGATATCACATACAGTTGTATTATTCAAACTTATTATATGGAACAATTAAATAAAATAATTGAATCAGTAGAATATGCCTCAGATTCTTATTGGGGTAATCCTGAAAGGTTTAAATTTAATGCAAGAGTAAATTCATTCTCAACAGCTGCCGAAATAACAGCCGGTAAAGATAGGTTAGTTAAAAGTAATTTTGATATTAACTTAAGAGGTTATATCGTTCCCGATGTAATGCAAAAAGATATAAATTCAATTAAAAAACTAAATTCAAAATCAAAAATAACCATAACATCAGAAACAACGGGAAATATTAATAATATTCCGTGATAAATTAAATTAAGGTTTTTATATTACGACACAATGAAAGTTTTATTTTTAGCACCACATCTAAGTACAGGAGGAATGCCTGCTTTTTTATTAAAAAGAATCCAATCCCTTAAAGAATATTCTGATATAGAAATTTATGTAGCAGAATGGAGTATTTATAGTTTAACTTATGTAGTACAAAGAGACCAAATTAAAAATTTAGTAGGAGATAACTTTATTTCATTTGAAGGAAAAGAAGAATTACAAAAAAATATTGTTAAATATTGCTATGATAAAAACATAGATATAATTCATATAGAAGAATCCCCAGAAGGGTTTGATTCATTCAATTCATTTCCCGAATATATTCAAGAAGATTTATACAATAAAAAACACCCATGGAAAATAATAGAAAGCCCCCATGGTATGTGGTTTGACCCTTCAAAAAACAAAAAGTTTTTACCACATGGGTTTGCTTGTGTAACATTTGAACATGCAAATAAAACATATAAATTTCCAGATGTTAAAACTACTTTAATTCCATTTCCAATAGATATATCAATCCAATCAAATAAAACTAGAGAAGAAATTTTAGAAAACCATGGATATTTAACTAAAGGAGAATTTCATATATTAAATGTTGGGTTATGGACAAGAGGCAAAAACCAATCCTATGCTATAGACATAGCTAAAAAATTATATGATAAATATGGTTTTACTTATATATTTCATTTTATAGGAAATCAAGCACCTAATTTTAAAGATTATTGGGAACCAATAATGGAAAATTTACCCCCAAATGTTAAAATATGGGGAGAAAGAAATGATACAGAGGAATTCTATAAAATGTCAGATTTAATGTTATTTACTTCTACTTGGGAATGTAATCCTATAGTATTAAAGGAAGCTATTTCAAATAATATCAAAATAATGGCTAATAATTTAAACCATTATGGAGATGAATATTTACCTTATATCACCTCTCTAACTAAAAACCCAAACCAGGATAAAAATACTTTAATAGAAGTTATACATTCCCCTATTAAATATAAACCTAGTATTATTAATAATGTTAAAAATTTTGCTTTAAAGCATTTAGAGTTTTATAAAGAATTAATTAATGGAAGATAATAAAGTTATTATTTCTTTTGATACCCAACCTAAAGTTGAAGTGAAAGGAAATAACCCTAAAAAATATAGAATAGATTTTATTAATTCTGATACTGATACTATATTATATTCTACTGATATAGAAAATGGAATGTGGACTACTTGTAATAAAAAGTGGAATATTCCCTGGATTATAAAGGTTAATGGAAAAATAGCACATAAATTTAATTTAAAAAATAAAGAAGTAAGAATAAGACTCGATTCTAAATCAATAGGAGACACTTTAGCTTGGGCCCCCCAAGCTATTAGATTTCAAAAATATTATAATTGTAAGGTAACATTATCTACATTCCATAATCATTGGTTTAAATCTAATCCCAATTATAAAAATATAAAATTCTCAGAACCAGGAAATAGTGGAAATTATTATGCTACGTACCAAATAGGTTGGTATAAAACTGATGATAAATGGGATGAAGGAAAGTATCACCCCACTAAACCTAATACTATTCCTTTAATTCAAACCGCAACTGATATATTAGGAATACCTTTTAAAGAAATAAATTATGGAATAACTTATAAAATTAAAGATAGACCTATTAAAGAAAAATACATTTGTATAGGACCACGCTCAACTGCTGGATTAAAAGAATGGGATTATAATTATTGGCAATATTTAGCTAAAGAATTAAATAAATTAGGATATAAAGTAGTTAGTATTTCAAAAGAAGGATTTGAAAAACAAAATATCATTAACAAACCAGATATGAAATGGGAAGATTCTATTAATTATCTTCACCACGCGGATTTATTTATAGGATTAGGTTCTGGATTATCTTGGATGAATTGGACCTTAGGAAAATTTACAATTATGATTAATAATTTTAATCCTTATGGGTTAGATTTTACTCAAAACATGATCCAAATCCAAAACCATTCAGTATGTAATGGATGTTGGGCTGACACAAAATTTCAGTTTGATAGAGGAAAATGGGATTGGTGTCCTAGACATCAAGGAACTTTATCTCAATTTATTTGTCATAAGTCTATAACTCCCGATGAAGTATTAAATAAAGTTAAATATGTACTAAAACATAAATTAAATGAAAAAAATATGGGTTAATGGGTGTTTTGATATATTACACCGAGGACATTATGAATTATTTAATTATGCTAAATCTTTAGGAGACAAACTTATAGTAGGAATAGACTCAGATGAAAAAGTATCAAAAGATAAAGGTAAGAATAGGCCATATAATAAATTAGAAGATAGAGTTTATGCCTTAGAAAGTTTAAAAGCTATAGATAAAGTAATTGTTTTTCAAAATCGTAAACATTTAGAGTTGCTAGTTGAAGTAAATAAACCTGATATTATGGTAGTAGGAAGTGATTGGAAAGGAAAAGAAATAGTAGGTGGGCAATATTCAAAAGAAATTGTATATTTTAATAGAATAGGAAATTATTCTACAACAAATATTTTATTAAATGAGAGAAAGTAAATTATACCCTGATAGACAAAAAAAGGTATTTGTTGATATAGATGAAACAATTTGCTTTTATAAAGGTAAAAGAATATATGAATTAGCTATACCTAATGTAACTAATATTAATAAGATAAATAAACTTAAAAAAGAAGGATGGCATATTACTTACTATACTGCGAGGGGTGGAGCATCTAAAATAGATTATTCTGAACTAACCCATAAACAATTAAATACCTGGGAATGTTTATATGATGAACTAATAGTAGGATACTCAGAAAATCCTTATACTCCTACAAAACCTTCATATGATTTAATTATAGATGATAAAGCTAAAAGAATAGAAGAGTTATGAATGTAGTTGTTATAGGAGAATCTTGTATTGATAAATTTGTTTATTGCAAAACAAATAGAATTTGCCCTGAAGCACCTGTTCCAGTAATAAACCCTATTAATACTATTTCAAACCCAGGTATGGCTTCTAATACTATAGCTAATGTAAAAAAATTATACCCTGATGCTGAAGTTAATTTAATAACCCAAAACGAAAATATAACTAAAACTAGGTTTGTAGAAAAAAAATCAAACCAAATGTTTGTTAGATTAGATGAAGGAGAGGATATTATAGACCCTTTAAAATGGGATCAAGAATTAGTTGAACAAATACATAATGCCGATGTAGTTATAGTTAGTGATTACAATAAAGGACTTTTATCAAATAAAGACATATTAATGATAGGAGACATTTCTAAATTATCAATTTTAGATAGCAAAAGAAAACTCAATAATGAAATGGTATCACATTTTCATTTTATTAAATTAAATGAATATGAATTTGAAAATAATAGAAATTTGAATCATAAGGGAATAATTACAACCTTAGGGTCTAAAGGTGCTATGTATGGAGGTACATTATATCCTAGCCCTAAACCTCAAGAAACAATAGATGTTAGTGGTGCAGGAGATACTTTTACAGCTTCTTTTATAACTAAATATTTTGAAACTAAATCTGATCATAAGTCTATTAAATTTGCAAATGAAATGGCATCTAAAGTAGTAAGTAAAAGAGGAGTAGTAACTCCTTAAATTTAAATAATTTTATATATATTTATAACAAATCAAAGTATGAATAAGTTATCTGAAAAAGAGTTGCAGGATTTGAATGAAATTCAACAACAAAGTAATAATATTATATTTTCACTAGGAGAATTAGTATTACAAAAAGAAGGTTTAGTAGATCAATTTAGAACATTATCTGCTAAACAAAATGAAATGGGAAAAATCCTAACTGAAAAATATGGAGATGGTAAAATAAACTTAAACAATGGGGAAATAATTCCAATGGAAGAAAAAGATACAACTACCCCAACTAACCCTTAGTTTTTTGAACCCTTTTCTAATATTTATAAATAAATAAATAAAATAAACATATAAAATGGCAGAAACATTAATTTCACCTGGTGTATTGGCTCGAGAAAACGACCAATCTTTTATTCAAGGTCAACCCGTAGAAGCAGGAGCTGCTATCGTGGGACCTGCTGCTAAAGGACCTGTTGGTATACCTACGCTGGTAACTTCTTTTAGTGAATACCAATCAGTTTTTGGAGGAGCTATTAATAGTGGATCTTCTGAATACACATACTTAACCTCTATATCAGCTAATAATTATTTTTCCCAAGGAGGAACATCATTATTAGTAACTAGAGTAGCTTCAGGATCATTTAGTGGTGCTTCATCACAAGACTTAAAAAACAATGTAGAATCTGGAGTACTTTCTTTGAATAGAAGTATATCTGTTGCAAGTGGAGGAACTGGAGGCATTGCAACTGGAAGTTTTGCCGGAGTAGCAACTACCAGTGAAAATGGAAGTGGAGCAACTTTAGATATAGTAACAGGAATATCTAATGGAAAAATATTAGGAGATGAAAATGCATTATCTTCTTCAATTTCTACAAATTCAACAGGATCAAGTGATAATATATATCACCTTTCATTATCAGGATCTAGCGAATTAACAACTACTGGAGATGGTACAGATCTTTCATTATTAATTACAGTATCAGGTAATGAAGTAACTGCTCTAACTGCTACTTCAACAGGTAGTGGATTTGCAGTTAATGATGAAATTACAATTCCATCTTCCCAAATTGGAGGATCAGATGTAACAATTACATTAGAAGATGGTGATTTCTTTAGAGAAGTAACAAGTTTATCAGTTGCTAGTGGAGGTAGTGGTTACCAATTAGGTGATATACTTACTGTAGCATTAGCTAATGTTGGTAATACTGATGCCGATGTTGTTACTGTAGCTTTAGGAGCTGGAGATATTGTAAACGCAACACCATTTGAATTAACAACTTTATCTGAAGGAGTTATAATGAATAGCTCTGGATCAGAAATAGGAAATGGAGCACTAACAAATGGATCTAATGATAATATTAGATGGGAAATTCCAACATCCAATTCTTCATCAGGTGTATTTAGTTTAATAATCCGTAGAGGTAGTGATACTCAAAAGAGTAAGTCAATATTAGAAACTTGGGGTAATTTATCATTAGACCCAAAATCACCTAATTATATAGAAAGAGTAATTGGTAATACTAGCTACTCAGTAATAGAAGATGGAACAGATTCTTATGTACAATCTTCAGGAGAATATTCAAATAAAAGTAAATATGTAAGAGTATCTTCTGTAAGCTACAAAACACCAGATTATTTTGATAATGCAGGAAATGCAAAAGCTGCTTTTACAGCAAGTTTACCACAAATAAGTTCAGGTTCATTTAGTGGAGCTACAGGTGAGTTGTTTGGTGGGGATGCTAAATTTTATGATAACATTTCAATATCAAATATCCAAGGCTTAAGTGCTAATGATTATACATCATCAATATCATTATTAAATAATAAAGATGATTATAGATTTAACATTTTAACAGCCCCAGGATTAAATAACTCAGATCATAGTGGAGCAACTAGCCAATTAGTTACAACTGCAGAAACACGTCAAGATTGTATTGCAGTAGTAGATTTAGATGGATATGGAACAAATTTATCTACAATGATTGAAAATGCATCTGCATTTGATAGTTCATATGCAGCTACTTATTGGCCATGGTTACAAACAATTGATCCAAATACAGGTCAAGTTGTTTGGGTACCAGCTTCAACAATGATTCCTGGAGTATATGCGTTTACTGATGCATCAAGTGATGCTTGGTTTGCTCCTGCAGGTTTAACAAGAGGTGCTCTTGGTAATGTAACTAAAGCAGAAAGAAAATTAACAACTTCAAACAGAGATTCATTATATGAAGCTAATGTTAACCCAATTGCTACATTCCCAGGAAGTGGAGTTGTAGTATTTGGACAAAAAACACTACAAAAACGAGCTAGTGCATTAGACCGTGTAAATGTACGTAGATTATTAATCCAACTTAAGAGCTTTATATCTCAAATAGCTGATAATTTAGTATTTGAACAAAACACAATTGCTACAAGAAATATATTCTTAAGTCAAGTTAACCCATACTTAGAATCAGTACAACAAAGACAAGGATTGTACGCGTTTAAAGTAGTAATGGATGATACTAATAATACTCCAGACGTAATCGACAGAAATCAATTAGTAGGTCAGATTTTTATCCAACCAACTAGAACAGCAGAATTTATTATGTTAGATTTCAACGTATTACCAACAGGAGCAGTATTTCCTGAATAAAAACTAAAAATTAGAATATTTATAATAAAATAAAAAAATAAAATGGCAGTATTAGATCCTAACGAAATATTTTACACGGCATTTGAGCCAAAACAAAAGAATAGATTTATTCTTTACGTTGATGGATTCCCATCTTACATCATGAAAGGTGTAGGAGCCGTATCTGTAAGCCAAGGTTCAGTACCTTTAAATCATATTAACGTACAACGTTATGTTAAAGGTAAAACAACTTGGAACACAATTGAGTTCACACTATTTGATCCTATTACTCCTTCTGGTGCTCAAGCAGTAATGGAATGGGTACGTTTACACCACGAATCAGTAACTGGTCGTGATGGTTATAGTGATTTCTATAAAAAAGATTTAACTATAAATGTATTAGGACCTGTAGGTGATGTTGTATCAGAATGGATAATCAAAGGAGCTATGATTACAGAAGCTTCATTTGGAGATTTCAATTGGGATACTGAAAATGCTGCTCAAGAACTTACAATGACAGTCCAACCAGATTACTGTGTATTGAATTTCTAAAAATTTACCCAACCCTCATACCTCAAAAAATTGCTTGGCTTTGCCAAGCTTTTTTTTTATATT